CGGTCAAAGACCATTTAAATACACACCACCTACAGGATACAAAAAACTAAATACATATAACCTACCTGATAGCACGATTGTAGATGGTAGTCAGTATTTTGTAACAGCATTATATACAGGTAATGGTACAGCAAGAAGTATTAACAATACCATTACTGATGCAAGTGGTGTAGAAACAGGAGACCCAATTCAATTTAGTCCTGATTTGGTGTGGGTTAAATCAAGAAATACAGCATCTTATTGGCACAATTTAGTAGATACAGTAAGAGGAAATACAAAATATCTATTCAGTAATGACACAACTGGCGAAACAACACAAACAACATATTTAACATCTTTTGATTCAGACGGATTTAGTATTGGAAGTAATGCTAACTGGAATAATAGTGGAACAACCTATGTAGCATGGAACTGGAGAGGTTCAGACTCATCTGCTGTATCTAACACAGACGGAACAATAACATCTACAGTATCTGCTAATACAGACTCTGGATTTAGTGTGGTGACATATACAGGTAATGGAACATCAGGAGCAACAGTAGGTCATGGTTTAGGTTCTGCACCAGATATGCTAATTGTTAAAAGTAGAAGTTCAACTAACCCTTGGTTAGTTTATCATTCTGCTAATACATCTGCACCTGCTACTGATGCTTTAGTATTAAATACAACAGCAGCAACAACAGATAATATAGTTTTTTGGAATGATACAGCACCAACATCTAGTGTATTCACTTTAGGCTCATCAGCAACTTCTAATGGCAATGGATATAATATGTTAGCATACTGTTTCCACAGTGTAGAAGGATTCAGTAAGTTTGGTTCTTATGAAGGTAATGGCTCTGCTGATGGTCCATTTGTATACACAGGGTTTGATGTTAAGTTTTTATTATATAAAAATGTTGATGCTACTAACTCTTGGGTTCTTTATGATAATGTTCGTGACCAAAATGGAAATCCTCAAAGTTATTATTTAATTCCAAATAGCAGTGTTGCGGAAGGAACAACACCAGATGCAATAGACTTTTTGTCTAATGGATTTAAAATAAGATATGCAAATGCTTCAGTTAATACAAGTGGTCAAACTCATATTTATATGGCATTTGCAAGTAATCCATTTAAGAACTCTTTGGCACAATAGGACTAACATTAAAAGGAAAATATTATGTATAAACTAGGAAACTTAACATTAAGGATTGGAAGGTCATTCACAATAGGTGATGTGATGTATCCTTCTAATTGGTTACAAAAATCAACAGAAGCAGAAAAGACTGCTATTGGTATTACATGGGTAGACGACCCTGTTCGTGCTGATGATAGATACTACTGGGATGGTGACATCAACAATCCAAAAGCATTGGAAGATAAAGAAGAAGTAGACGAAGATGGTAACCCATTGTATGTCAAAGTATTAGATAAGACTGACCCTGACAATCCTGTGATGGTAGATAGTGATGAAAGATTAGTCACTAAAGGTCTGAAGTCTAACATGATTGCACAAGTGAAGCATACAGCAGGCACATTACTAGCACAAACTGACTGGTATGTAACTCGTAAAGTAGAACGCAATGTAGACATTCCAACAGATGTAGCATCTAAACGATTGGCAATCGTTGCAGAATCAGAAAGATTAGAAACTGCTATTGCAGCAGTAACAAGTGTTGAGCAATTAATTGAGGTAATGCAATCACAAAACTGGGGTGAATAATGTTTGGATTTAATGGTTTTTCACAAAACGCATTTAGTGCGTTTGCAGTTGGTGGTGCTATTGTTTTTGCATCAGCACAAGTTTCTGCATCAGCAGAGGTAATATCAGCATCAAGTGTTACAAAACCATTTAGTGGAAGCATTTATAGTGATGCAGTAGTTGTATCTCAAGCAATCAGACAAAGAACATCTGTAGCTGATATATCAAGTTCAGCAACATTTGATTTATCTAATTACATAAGAATTAGAGGATTAAGTGCAGATATTTCTGCATACGCATTATTTGATGCTGATGGATTCTCTTTAGCGGTTGCAAGTGGTTCTATATTCTCTAATGTTAGTGTTACCGCAGACGGATTTAGAATACTAGCATTTTCTGGTAGTGTTAATGCGACTGCTGAAGTATATGCTCTTGGTGGATATTTATTAAGACCAGATGCTATTGCAAACGCTGATGGTGTAGCAACTGTTACTGCATACCCTAACACAACATGGAGTGCAAGTGGCTCTGTCAATGCAAACGGAACAATTACAGCACTAGGTACAATATTAGGCGAAGAATGGACAGATAGTGCAGTAGGAACTGAATCATGGACAAATGTATCAACAGGTTCAGAAACTTGGACAGAAGTTTCTTCTGGAAACGAAAATTGGTTAAGACAAGGATAAAACATGGCAAAAACAAAGATTAGTGAGTATGATTCAACCGCAGCAAATAATACGGATGTAGATAATATTAACATTGCAGAAAACTGCTCTCCATCTGGTATTAATAATGCTATTCGTGAAGTGATGGCTCACCTTAAAGACTTTCAAGCAGGAAGTGTTGCAAGTAATTCTTTAGCTGTTGCTTCTGGTGGAACAGGTGCGGAAAATGCTACAGATGCTCGTACTAATCTATCTGCAGCAAAATCTGGTGCAAACTCTGATATTACATCTTTGTCTGGATTAACAACTGTATTATCTGCAGCACAAGGCGGTACAGGTCAATCAAGTATAGCTTCATTATTAACTTCAGTTAATTTAAATACCACATCTAATGCACAATTAGGTTCATTAGGAATAGGCACAACTGCATCTGGAACAGCAGGTGAAATTCGTGCAACTAATAACATTACTGCTTATTACTCTGATGACAGATTAAAAACAAGATTAGGTTATATTACAGATGCACTAGACAAAGTTAATAAATTACATGGCTTTTATTATCATGCAAACCAAACAGCGATTGATTTAGGGTATGAGCCTAAAAAAGAAGTAGGTGTATCAGCTCAAGAAGTTAATGCAATTATGCCAGAAGTCGTTGCTCCAGCTCCAATAGATGAACAATATTTAACTGTTCGTTATGAAAGATTAGTTCCATTGTTAATTCAAGCAATTAAAGAATTAGATAAAAAAGTCAATGAACTAGAGGAGAAACTCAATGACAATGCAGTCTAGTGGTGCATTAACCTTTAATGAAGTTAATTTAGAGTTAAGAAATACATCATTAGCTTCAATCAGTTTAAATGATGCTAGAGTTCGTTCATTAGCACAAAAATCATCTGGTGCAATATCATTTGCTGACTTTTATAACAGAAACTTTGATATTAAAGGTCAAAATAATTACACATCTGCTGGAACATACACTTGGACTTGTCCAGCTAATGTCACATCTATATCTGTAGTTTGTATTGGTGGTGGCGGTGGTGGATTTGTGTCTAACGATGGAGGCACTGGCGGTGGTGGCGGTGGTTTAGGATGGGATGCAGCAATCTCTGTAACACCTAATAGCACTTATACTGTTGTTGTAGGTGCAGGTTCAGGAGTTAATTCTGTTGCAACTGGCGGCACAAGTTACTTTATCAATACATCTACAGTAGCTGGATATGGAGGCACTGGTGGATATATTGGGGGTGTAGGTAGCCCAAGAGCAGGTGGTTCTTATGTAGGTGACGGTGGCGGTTCTGGTGGTGCATCTTATTATCCAGCGGTTGGTGCTGAAGTTGGTGGCGGAGGCGGAGGTGCTGGTGGATATGCAGGTAATGGCGGTCATGGAAGCTATGTTGGTGGAACAAACGGTCAAGATGGCTCTGGCGGAAGCGGTGGAGGTGCAGGTGGCGGATTCTACAATGGAGGTCGTGGAGGCGGTACAGGTATCTATGGCAGAGGTTCTAATGGTGTAGGTGGGGCTTATACTGGAGGAACAGGAGTTAGCGGTACAGCAGGCTCAAGTGGTTCTGGTGCACTATATGGTGGCGGTGGTGGAGGTTCTGATGAAGGTTCAGCTTCTGCTGGAACAAATGGTGCTGTTCGTATTGTATGGGGTGAAAACAGAATATACTCTGGAAGCACACAAACTATTCCTGATGTAACTAATGGAGAATATTTCGAATAATGGCAGCTCAAAGAATACAATTTGAAGAATGGTTACCTGACCAACCTTCTGTAACCTCACTACGAGATGCAAAGAATGTATATCCTACCTCTATAGGTTATGCTCCATTTGCTAACGAACAAGACTTTTCTGGTAGTGCAAGTGAAAACTTAAATTCTGTATTTGGTTCTAAATATGGTGATGAAGTTGCTATCTTTGCAGGTGGTGCAACTAAATTATTTAAATTAGACTCTACAGACTTATCATTAGATGATGTATCTAAATCTGGTGGATATTCTAGCGATACATGGAACTTTTGCCAATTTGGTAAGGTAGTGATTGGTGCTAACAACCAAGCTAAATTACAGGGTTGGACTATCGGCACATCATCTGCTTTTGCTGATTTAAATGCTAATGCTCCTGTTGCTAAATATGTAACTGTAGTGCGTGACTTTGTAGTTTCTGCACATTTAGATGCAGGAACAAATCCACAAAAAGTTCAGTGGTCAGACATTAACGATGAGACTACATGGGTTTCTGGAACAACATCACAATCAGATTATCAGATTATTCCTGACGGTGGTAACATTACTGGATTAACAGGTGGTGAGATTGGGCTTATCTTTTTAGAAAAATCTATTGTGCGTATGTCTTATGCAGGCTCACCTTTATTCTTCCAGTTTGACACGATTTCAAGAGGATTAGGCTGTATAGAAGGTAAAAGCATAGCTCAATATGGTGCTACATCATTCTTCTTATCTGATGACGGATTCTATAAATGTGATGGTCAAACAGTAACAGGCATTGGTACAGAAAAAGTAGATAGATACTTTTTTAACGATGCAGACTTAACAGACCTAGATTCTATGTCAGCATCTGTAGACCCTATTAAAAAGTTAGTGGTATGGAACTATAAGAATGTAGACGGTGGTCGTAGTATTATTGTTCATAATTGGCAACTGAACAAATGGTCAAGAGTCATTACAACAACTACAGGTGTAGGCAGTATTACTACAACAGGATATACACTAGAAGGTTTGGAATCTGTATTAGGTTATAACAATATAGACACTTTGCCTGCATCATTGGATGACCGATTATGGGTAGGTGGTAAATTCTTATTTGCAGGTTTTAAAGATGCAAAAATTGTCACCTTTACAGGCTCTACATATAATTCAGAATTGATTACACCTGATATAGAGGTTGGTTATAACTCTGTAGCAACCCTTGTTAGACCACAAATAGATAATGGTAGTGCAACTATTAAAGTCGCATCAAGACGAGAACTAGACGATAACATTGCATTTGGTTCATCTGTCACTACATCTCAAGAGGGTCGTGCAAGTGTTCGTAGTGCAGGTCGTTATCATCGTTTCTCTATCAGCCCTACTGGTAACTGGACAAACGCAACTTCTATCGATGTAGACTTTAAGCAACAAGGTAACCGATAATGGCAAATCAGTTTCGTAGACTGCAACCACAGTATGCAGATACTCGTGAAATTGCTGAAGTAACTAATCTTATCTTAAATGGTAAGACAAATAATACTGGTACATTCACACTGGCAACAGGTGGAGCAACCACAACCACAATCTACAATGAGCGTATCAGTCCTGATTCACAGATTATATTAGTTCCATTGACTTTAAGTGCCGCAGCTACAAATGCTTATCCTTATGGAACATTTGAAGAAAGAGCAGATATAACTTTTGCAACTGCTAACACACCACAAATATTAGATTTATCAGAATCTGAATATACAGTAGGTATGTCATTAGCAAGTAATCGTATCACAGTCAGTTATGCAGGTGTTTATGATTTAGATGTATCTGCTTTATTTGTAAATACTGATGTTCAAATCCATGAATC